ACATAGGGGCGGTGACCATCCATGTGGATGGTTCTAAGTCGCCTGAGGAAACGGGCAAGGCTGTTGTGGGTGAACTCATAAAGCTCAAGAAGCGTAGAGAGGGCAAAGCCGTATGACCGCTATGATTAAATCACCTGTAACGCTCCAAAAGGGCGAGGCTGGACTAGGTATCCGTCCTTTTGTGTTCGACATCATCGCACCTGATGGGGTGACCTCTCTTTTACCCGATGACCTCAAGATGGTGCTTCATGTGAACCCATCGGGACTAGATTTCTCTTACAGCAAAATCGTCAGTAGAGAACAGACGATGATGGGTTGGGTAGAGACTTACTTTGGCGATGGTGTGATGACAATCAACCTAGAAAATGCGAGCGGTGCGTTCATAAGACCTTACACGGGGTTATCCGCTATCACAGGTCCAGTGGCGGTGAACGGAACTAGCTTTGGAACAAACATAGGGGGTACACGCAGAGATACAATCACCTATGACAAGTACTTGGACAGCCTTGCGTTGTTTCACAACAACGGCTCCATTTATGATGACATGGGGAATGTAGCTCTACAGGGACGAATAAAGATGAGCTTTGATGGGGGGACTTGGTTTGGGTGGTTTCAGAGCTTCAGCGTAACGGATAGTGCAGATAGCCCCTATCAGTTCAAGAGTTCTCTAGCCATGCAGGTCGAACGCGAGTCGCATGGAATAAGGACTCAAAATGGATACACCCCCACATAAGGAGGACGCTTAAATGAAAGCTACAACAGGAACAGCCCCTTATGTGGATCTTTACACAACGGACGAGTTTATCCTTTACCCTGAGGACAATCCAGGGACTATCCCATTAGACCCAGCTCCCCAACAACAACTAAGGTCTTACTCCCCTTTCGTGTTATCCATAAATCCGCCCAAGATGGGTGCATACTCAACCTCCCAAGCGTCCCAACCTTTTAGAAACCCACTAGGCACAACAGACAGCCAAAGGTACTCTATAGACACCAAACGGGCTAGACTCATCTCCCCTAATATATCCACAAGGGCAAGCACTCCCATATCAAGCGGTGGGGTAGAACCGAGCGTCCCCTATTTACAAGCAGGTGTTATTGACCGAGATGTGGTGGTGGACGCGGTGCTTCAGCACCAACAACTAAGACAACTGCCCCCTATTGTCTTCTTAATCAACCCCATTTCCTTTGCAGTCAACTATACGGACATCCAAAACTATGGGGATCAAACCAAGTACGGATTCGTCTTTTACAGATGGGGTGAGGACTTAACCAAGATTTCTGTAAGCTGTAAGATAGGAGCTTTCATAGCAGGTAGAGAGAACCCTAACGAGGGCTTGACGAGCGATGGGAAAATGAGGGGTATCTCAGGTCTTCAGTTTGTGTCTAGGAAAGACTCAGCGGGTTGGAGGCAACTCATGGCTATCTTGGGTATGTATCGCAACAGCGTCACTATTGCGGATAGACTCAATCGAAGCAGGGCATACCACGACATCGGAACACAATCTATCCATTATGATGGGCAACGCTATGTGGGGAGAATGGATAGCTTCAGCTATGGGATAAATCAGGATAATCAGCTAGGTGGGGTGGAGTTCAGTTTTGAGTTTGTGGTGTACGAACACTATGAAGAGGGCTTTGAAATGAAGTCGAGCCTATTGCCTATGTATCCACCGAGTGCTTCTGGTATCTAAGGGGTTGAACGATGAAAACAGAAAACAGACCCTATGCGGGCAACTGGACCACGGACATAAAAAACAAGTACCGCAGAGTAAGATCGTGGACACCCGATGTTATCGTTCAGTTCAATGGGGACACAGCAGTACCAGGCTGTAATGAGTGCAAGAACAAGATAGATTTCCAAGCCTTTATAACGAGCGTGAGCGTAGGTGCAGGGGTTACAGCTAACTCTAATAGCTGTAGCATATCCGCTGTTATCCCTAGAGCGTATGGCGACAGCGTGGTTAAAGATGGTGAGTTTATCCTTCAACCTGGAGTCGAGGTTAATGTTTTCTACAGAGGGTTCTTCAAGACGAGCGAGCTGTTAGGTGCAGGCGACACCCTCAATCTTAATGACGAGGAGGTGGACTTATCCAAAGTTGAGATGAGACCCTACTATCCTGTGTTTCATGGGGTGTTGAGCGGTGTAGATGTGGATTCGACCCTACAAGGTTCTTACAGCATAAGCATGACTTGTAAGGCTTTATTGGCATTTTGGGAAACCCAACAGGTCAACACCAACGCAGGCTTCTTAGCCGCTCAACCTACGGAGTCCAAAGGCAGTATTCAGCTAACGGGTCATAAGTACACCGACATGACCCCGCATCAGATTATTTACGACTTGTACTTAGACTCTGGCGGATCGGCTCAAGGTACAGGCTTCGTCTTACAAAAATCGGATAACCTCAAAGCCAAAGCGGTCACAGGTCAGCAGTTCTTTTCACTCGCCCTTAGGTATTGGGAAAACCGATTCGAAAATGGCTTATATGGCTTAAGGATGTATGGAGTCTCAGGTAGGCTTTACTCCGCCACAGAGACGGCTCTCTTATCCGATGTATCCATTAAAGGAAAGAAGAACGAGTTTATCTCGGTCATAAAAGAAGCTCTACAACCCCATGCTCAAACAAAACCAAGCCCCATGCTCAAACGCTTTATGGAGGCGGGTCTTGTGCAATATGACGCTAAGGGGAATATACTCAGACTGCCCGACCTTCAGTTCCTTGCTCAAGCAGCCGAGGACGATAGAGGTGGTGGTGTCAATGTAAGGGCGTTAAAGGAGTTCATCACCGACATCGGAGCATTAGGGCAAGTGAGCCTATTCGAGTCCTCTTTCACCTCTAAGCTGTCCCTTGCTCAAACGGTAGCGGAAAAGTGCGGATACGAGTTCTTTCAAGACCTTGATGGGGACTTGGTGTTCAAACCTCCCATGTACAACCTCGACACATCGGATAACCGCGTCTATCGGATACAACGCGAGGACATATTGTCGATCAGCTTCGGTGTGACCGAGCCAGAAGCCACATACATCGTGTGTAAAGGTGGACCGTTTAGAAATCTATCGGGCGTGATCGACTCTGGAGAATGGGGCGTAAAAGGGACTTATGTGGACTATCACCTTGTGGCTAAGTTCGGTTGGAAAGAACACTCGTTCGACACCACCTTTTACAACACCAAGCGTCAAGCCTATTATGCCGCTGTTGTGGAACTAGACCGAGTAAACAAGGGCATGAACACCTGTAGCGTGTCCATACCCATGAGACCAGAAATCAAGCCAGGTTATCCAATATACATAGAACATATAGACTGCTATTACTATGTAGAGAGCGTAAGCCACTCGTTCAGCTACGGTTCGAGTGCCTCTACCTCTTTAACGCTCACTTGTAGGCGTAAGAAGTTCATCCCACCAGGGGACGCGGATGTGGACTACGCTCAAGACCCCGCACGCTCCGTGGACTTGGGCAGAACCGACCTTCCCAAGAAATACATCTACAAGCGAGTCAAGTTATCCAATGACCTCGGTGACTCCTATGAGACTCGTAAGATAGCGGGCTTTCCAAATGTTGTTATGGCTCTCGACCCTACGAAGATCGACCCAGGGTTCTTGACCTTCTCGATAGATTTCCAAAACATCGGTGGGCTTGGCACTAAAGAACGAGAAGCCTATCGCAACAATCTCCTCATAGAAGCGAAACGCCTTAAAATCCTTGAGGTAGGTGATGGCGGTAGCTTGTTTGAAGGTCCGTGGGTGTTAAATCTACCCAACCCCTCAGACCCTAATGGAGAACCCATCAAAGGAAATCTCAACCTAGACGCTGTGGGTACGACTACCGTGTCTAGGGACAAGAAGGGCATTGTGGTCACTCGTAAGGGATCGGTGCAAACAAGAAAAGTATCCAAAAAAGATGGTGTGGTCATAGCGGGGGAGTCTCAGCTTGAGCTTGCCTCAGTTAAGCGTCAACAAGCGAGCCTAAGTGCCGCCAAGCTCGCCTCTCAAGGTCAAAGGGGTAAGGCTCAGTCCAACGCAGACAGAGAAAACGCACAACAAGAGTTCGAGCGTACTATCAAATCTTTAAGGGGTAATGCGGAGACAGGGTTCACGATAGTGGACTTGCTAACGGCTGTTAAAGAGGCGAGGTATTCAACAAGCGACAATAACTCCATAGAGGCGGGCAGTACTGCCAATATCCTTCGTCTGCTTCAAAATAAGAAAGCGTCCTTTGGCCCACAGCTACCTGGCTATTACAGATACTACTCGTCCTCTCATCCCGCTCCTGAACACCAAGCCCCTGACATTATGGATGCAAAGGTAGAGGATGGGCAACCCAAGCTCACCCTCACAGAGGGGCGTATAGACGACACCGATGTCAATATGGTCTTCAGCGAGGGCGGAGGAGACTCGGTGTACTATGGACAAGGACTTATCCAAAGGGGCTTGCTTACACGCACTCAGTATTCGAACGAGTTTGGCATAGTGCCGACCAAAGACATTCTGACCCTTGCTTTTCAAAAGCACGGAACGCTACAGAAAAGGAAAGTCACCACCACGACTCCTAAAGCCTCTGGTTGGGGTAATCAAGGGGCTGTATTTTGGAATGGGTTCTTCGCATCGGTCTCTGCAAACCTTAAGAAATCTATCCAAGCCCAAAAGGGTTCTATCAACGCAAGGGTGTTGGCGGACTCTTTCTTTGTGGGTACTTGGAACACCGCTTTCTTTAATGAAAGCCTCCCCGCCAAAATGTTCATCAAAGTTGGAGCTACCCCCTATGCCGAAACGGATAACATAACACTCGCGGAGTTATCTGTTTTGATAAGAAATCTCAGGGGTTCTTTGATAGGGCTTCATAGAGCAGAGAAACCTAACTATTACAAAGAGGGTTTCGATCCAGTGGTGGCATTGAACGGAACGATGGCGGATTTGAGGACAAGCATAAAGAACGCGGATAGGTTCTTCCCTTCAGCTTCAGTTAGCAAAACAACGGTGGAGAAGGAAACTTGGTCTAAAGACACCTTCGTGTCCCCCATATTCCCCATCTCAGACGAGAAAGGGTTCGAGGTCTTCGGTGCGTATCAATACGGGAGGGGATTGGATATATCGCGGGGGGGTTCGTTTGATCAGTTATTGGTGCAAGACCCAACGAGGGTGTTCTCTGCTAAAGACCTTCAGCCGTTTGTATTGGAAAAGAACGGCACCGTGGAGGGCAGTAAGGAGAGCCGAGGGAAGTTAATAT